GAAACACGCCCTGACTCTTTCTTCAGTAACTGCTGTTCCAACTGGCCTTCCGTATTCCTCGTCGTCTTCGACGATAAGATGACCGACGCCAAAGGTTGGATAGCCGAGGTGGTCATTGTAGATTCCATACACTACTCCTTCATCAATCTTGAGTTGTTCGTAAACTGCTTCTCTGTTCACATCATTTTCCCACGAGGATCGAGAAGGTGTCTTTTCTTCCAGCCTTCGATCTCTTTCATTTGCTTATCTATTAACGCTCTCTGCTCCGCTAACTTCACTTCGAGGTCATCAATTCTTTTTTCTTGAAAGCGGAGTTTATCACTCTGCATTTCCATTTCGTATCTGTGCACTGTCATCGGCCTCCTCTCCTTTCGTGGCTTTTCTATAATATAGTATTATTTCTTTCTGTTGACGTATGAATCTACGGATCTCTTGTAGGTTGTATGCCATAGACTCGTATCCTGTGGGTGTCAGAGCAAAGACAGCGAAGTTACCACCCAGTAGTTCTTCTACTTCTTTTACCTTCTGGTCATAGTTATCTTTGTTTATAATGAAAAACTTTACATCTTCAAGCTGTATTTCATCAGGTAAGCGAGGGTGGTAAATTTCAGTCTTTACTTCTTCGGTAATTACTTTTACTGGGGGTGGAGGTGTGTACTCTGTTTTCGGTAGTATACTACAACCACTACTTACTATTATCGTAAGCACGCTCGCTAGCGCTATCGTCTGCTTCATCTAATTCTCTACTGTCTGCTTCTACTTGACGGAACACTCTATCCGTCGCTCTGTTTACTCTGGGTTCTAAATCTGCGGCCTCTGTCTGTGCTCTTTCTGTAAGATTGTGCCGCCTCACCATACTTACATATCTATTCTTATCTTTTTCTAACTGACTGTTCTGTTGAGTCAGCTTTGCGAATTCTTGTGCCTGTTGTTTCATTTGCTGCTCTAGTTTGCCAATCGTTGCTAAATTAGTTTGGCTTGCAGCATCTAGGGCTAACTTCTGTTGTGTACAAGCTGCGATGTCCATTTGTTGTTGGGTGATGCGGTTATCTTTTTCATTTATTACTACTTTATGATAAGCAAACCCCGCACCACCTACAACTAGGATGATCGGAAGTAATATTTTCATTCCAAGCATACTATATACCTTAACTTACAATGCAGTAAGTTTCTTCATTCCTGAATGTCGATTCAGCTCACAGAGTACTTTCTGTGTGCTTCCAGGGTAGTAAAGTAAAAACTTTATCTGATACCCGGTACCTCGATCTTTTATACCACGTAGGCGATATCGAGATGCTCCGACATATTCTGATTTCACTTCGCTTTTACACAGATTAAAAGCCTTGTTTTTATCAATTGCTCTGGCTTGTATTGGCTGTGCGACTAGTAGGGCTAGGGCTCCCAATCCGAGTAGGATTGATTTCATACGTCTGTTCTCCTTTTCACTTGGCATCATTGCCAGTTTTGCAACTTCTATTTGCCCAATAGAAATCACGGTTTGGGTCAGAGGGAAATCTCGTCATCATCAACGTCAAGGTGACCGTGATCGACAAGATAGTCTACGGCATGTTGGATTCCGACCCGTCTTCCAAGATGCCAGCAATGTGTTCCGCAGCCCACTAAACATAGTCCAAAGACCACGAAAGCTGCCAATGTAGTTTCCAATTTACTCTCCTTTGAATTTATAATTTTCAGAATGTAGATATTATACTTCATGTGACCTAAAATGTCAAGAAAAATTTTTAGAAATGTACTTTAAAAAATAATTCTTGACATTTGTTCTTGAGTTGTGTATAATATGTAGATGAGAAATTATGTTAAAAAGCCTTGGAGTAAGAAGGAGAGAATGGTACTTTCAAATTACTATTATATTCTACCCAAAGAACAGGTGTGGGAGATGTTACCAGACCGAACTCCAAACGCAATAACGAAGCAAGTTTTATACTTAAGGAAACGAGGATGGCACTTCAAACGTGAGAATAAAGGTTAGAAACAACAATGTTGAGAACGCAATACGTGTTTTCAAGAAGAAGCATAGTGAGGTTATATTTGAATACAGAGAAAGAGAGCACTACGAAAAGCCAAGTGCTAAGCGACATAAAGCTAAGAAGGCCGCAGAAGCAAGAGAAGCTCGCAGGCAGCATAAACAAAATATCTTTTATGGAAAGAATAACAAATCTACTAAAACGTCGAAAGGTATGGAAAGATCCAGACCCAGATGAAGTCTCCATAGATAACGCATACAAGACGCGTTGGATATGGTATCACACAATTTTAGCACTAGAGCTACTGATGGTAAATATACTACTCGTAGCAATACTGATAGTGCTGGCACTTAAACTCTAAGGAGGTTTTATGGAACTACAAAGCAGTAAGACTGTTCAAAACTTGAAGGATGCTTTTGCGGGAGAGTCGCAGGCAAACCGACGATACTTGTACTTTGCAGCAAAGGCAGATGTGGAAGGAGAGAATGACGTTGCAGCCGTCTTTCGTTCTACGGCAGAGGGAGAAACTGGGCATGCCCACGGACACCTCGAATATCTTGAAGAGGTAGGAGACCCCGCAACGGGACTGCCGATGGGAGATACTCGTAAGAATCTGCTTGCTTCAATCGAAGGCGAAACCCATGAGTACACTGATATGTACCCTGGCATGGCAAAGACTGCACGAGAGGAAGGCTTTGAAGAAATCGCTGATTGGTTTGAAACTTTAGCAAAAGCAGAAAGATCACACGCAAATCGCTTTCAAAAAGCTCTGGACGCACTATAATGAAAAGACTACTTATGAACTTTTATCACGGCTGGGATTCGGTTATGAACTTAAAATATAATCCGATTCGCTTTATTGGAGACATGAGCGTACAAATGTACACCATGACTGTACTGTCCATCTTCTGGTCAATGGCATTTTGTGCTTTGATTGCAGGCTGGCAGGGCATCATTCCACTTATCTACGGACACGTTGGAATACTTGGAATGATCTTTTTTACTTACGCAACCTTCAAGCAAGGTAACGACAGAAACGAAGAATGGTTTCAGCGATGGGAAGAAGAACTCAATCGCAAGCCTGTAGACACAACGAAGAATGTCTGCAAGTGGGACTTAGAAAAGGAGGCTTAGAATGGCAATTTACGGAAGCACAAATTTTGAGTTGGTTGGAGACTTCATGGAATCAATGGATCAAGACATCTTTCTTGATCCTGAGTTTCCAGACGAGCATACTCAAAGGCTTCGGATAAATTTAATAGAAGAAGAACTTGACGAGCTTCAGATGGCTGTCGACAATCAGGATATGGTCGAAGTCGCAGACGCACTTACCGATCTTCTGTACGTTGTGTACGGAGCAGGCCATGCGTTTGGAATCGACTTAGATGAATGTTTTGCAGAGGTACATCGAAGCAATTTAAGTAAACTTGGCCCTGATTTCAAGCCAATAAAAAGGGAAGATGGTAAGGTTCTCAAACCTGACACATACTCCCCTCCTGATCTTAAAACTGTACTGTACGACTACTCAGAGTAGAAATGGTGATCGCCTATTGTCACTGTGTGACTGTAGGCGTCAGCCCAGTACGGATCTACACTATCCGCATGATACCAATAAATATCTTGAGGCAACACAGAATCTTTGTTCTTGAGCCTCACGTATGCAATCATCGTACATAGATTGAATACTGCCATCTCTCTACTCTTTGGAGTATCTGGCTTGCCATCACAGTACCAACTGAACTGACAAACCCACTTTCCTCCTGCATTTTTTCGTTGCTTTACTACTTCACAAACTGTGCTAGGCCATCGCTTGTCTTTCACTCTGTTGAGCGTTACATCTGCGACTGCGTACATTCCTTGAATGGACTGATTCCTAGCTTCCCAATAAATGTTCTGTGCTAGACACGTTACTTCGTCTGCTATTACAAAAGAACTGCTTGCCATCAATACAATGGCTGCTACTACTCTTTTCATATAAAGACTCCATTTCCGTACTTATAGAGTTGCCTTTGCTCTCAAATGTTCTTCCAAGGTAACTCTCGGTGAGTTCGGCTTTCGCTTGGCACGATAACTTCCGTGCGATACAGTTTTCCTACCATGTCTTTTTCTTGCTAAAAGTTCGTCTCTCTTCCAATTTTTATTGATAACTTGTTTCACTAAAATGCCTCCGAGTTCTTGAATGATGTTGTTACTTGTTCTTTTCTCTTTCTTTCCAGTAGCCAGTTGTAAACGTGATCTGGCATTTCCATTGTACTTCGACATAAGCCCATCGCTTCTGTCCAACTGAGTCCGTCCTGCTGCATACCGCCAACCGTGATCATCCAGTCGAACTGTTCATTAGTAATCATATCCACTTTGTCTCCTGTGTTTTCGATACCCACGTTTACTTCTTTTCTTTCGGTCTACCTCTTTTCGAGCACGAAAAGGGCTGTCCTTGTCAAAAAGAATAAAGTGGTAAGTTGTTCTGGGTTTTTTATTTTTCATACGGAGTATTATAATAAAAAACACTCCGTATGTCAAGAATTATTTTTTGCAAGCCCTAATTATTGCTTTGGCGGCTGACTTGATGCCCGACTTCTTGTGGTTGTAATCAAGAACAGTCCATTCGCCGTCTACTACTCGCTCTTTGAGAATACTCATTCTGTCGTACTGTGACAGTGCATTTTCGTCATTCTCTGAGAACTTCCAGTAAGTGAGAGGAGAGTTCTTTCTCTTTCGAATTCTGTAGCTCTGCTCGTCCTCTGTAATGGACAGCCACAGCTTTATGAATCGCACACCATTCTGTCGCTGTCGGTTCTCCCAGTCTTTGTAGTCTAGCAGGAACTCTTTGTACTGCTGATCTGAACACCAGCCGTTTAGCTTTTGTACCATCGCTCGGGAATACCATGACCTGTCATAGAATACAATCTGGCCTTTTGCGGGCATTTTTGTACTCCAATGAGGAAGCCAGCACTCCATCGTCTGCTTGCTTGGTTTTGTGGAAGGAACAACGGAGTACCATGCAGGGGATAAGTATTGGGTCAAAGCTCTAATTGTGCTCGACTTTCCAGCCGTGTCTCTGCCCTCTAATACGACTGCAATGCCTTCGTTGTTGTTTTCTGCGATCTGATTTAGTTTTGCTAAGTATTTTTTCATAGTTGTATTATCTCACCATTTAGCGAGAATGTCAAGCGTTATTTTCCATTTACTGGAAGAAAAATGAAACTTTTTTTCGTTAAGTCAAGGCCGCACAGTCCTTCAAGTTTACTACATAGGCAAAAAAATTATTTGACGTATGCCAAAAAGTGTGATAAAATATATGAAAAATCGTAAGATGATTTGATCAATCGACTGTTTTTACAAACCCATGGTGATGAAAATATCTTGAAATATGTATGCGATTGGAGTGGAATCGGAATTAAGGGAGATTCCATCTCCAAACCCATAAAATTATTGAAGTGATATTGAATCACCTACATACCAACAATCGTCAATGCGATTGTAATGATATCGATAATCTCTTATGACTTCGTAAATTACGATAACCCAATACGGGTTCTTAACCTACTAACGATGTGTGTGGAAATTCGTCTTAATTTTGTGCAATTCGCGATGGGTCAAAAGAGATTAAGGACTGTGTGTAATTTTAAGGGATTCT